AGCTTTATCCACGAGAATACCGACATGCCCTTCGATAGACGAGTCCTTCCCTGCACCGTTTAGGAAGTCATCCCAATCGGTGCCTTCCAGATCCGAGTCTTCGCTGAACATTTTCCACATATCTTCTTTGGCCAGTCTTCCAAGCTCCCGTTTGACGGGCTCTTTGAACAGATAGAAGTTGAACAGCTCGACAATGCTCCGAGAATAACCGAACCCGAACGCCTGAGCAACTCTACGCTTGTAGTTCTTCGGGCTCTCCCGTTCATGCCGTATTAAAACGCCGTAGTTTACAAGAGCTTTCGCTCCGTTATAAGCAGAGCGGTAGAACGTCCAGTCATTCTGAAGTGCTTTATAATACTTGTGCACTTCACGCAGATCACCGATATTCAACTGCTGTTTTTCTAAACCATTTCTATCAATTGCCATGATCGGCCCTCCATTAAGTCGTTGTTGTTGTGGTCGTTGTTGTGGTCGTTGTTATCGTCTGGGTGACGCGATGATCTCGCCATCTGCTCTTAAACGGTGGACCGCCACCATGCCCTACGGCTGCCGGACTCCGGCGTTGCGAAGACTTCTTCGCAAGGTTCCTGGTCGCCGTCTTCCGCTTTATTCTACGAGGTTTCTTTATAGCCATATCAACGCCTCCCCTTCTTACGGGTTTTCTTCCCGGTTTTATACGACATACCGGTTTCCTGTTGACATATCTTTATTGCCGATACTTTGGACTTCCCCGAAGCCCGTACTTTACTGACTCAGCGAGCCACCTTTGTTCCTTTTGGCATTCTAACCTCCAGTTATCTAAACAGAATTGGTGTGCTCGTACCAATCCAACAATACGTTAATTCGATTTCCATCAGTCCCGGAAGTAATACGGAGCAGGTATGCCGTGTTCTGCTTTAACACGATCTCGTCGCGTCCACCAGACTGGCCACCTCCAACTACCCGATTACCACCGACCCCGGTATCGGTTCCGAAGTTTACGACCGCGAGACTCGTCCCATCAGCGCCGGCTCCGGGAGTATGGCAAACCTCCATTACGGAAGCATCCGGGAAGTTGCGATTACGGTTTCTCGGCGTCAGGGCATTCGGAACGACGTGGGTCTTTACCGTTGTTTCAAACAGCTCAACATCGGTCTCTCCGGAACCATCGATAATCGCAACCCAATGGCCCCACTTTGTAGTATTCGGCGTTTTAAACCGCAACTCTGCAATGTTCCCGTCATCCACCTCAACCGGATACGTCAGCAAGTACCGGCCGCCCTCATGAATCTCCTTATGTGGGTATTCCAGGAACACCGCTGCCAGGGTAACTGGATCGAGCCGAAATTCCATGTATCCGGACTCGCCGACTTTTCCTTGAATTATAACTGTTTTCATTCTACCTCCTCACACCGTTTTGTCGTCTTTTCAATCCCGTTGATCGTAATTTATCACGTCATTGTCGTTGCTTACTTTTCTAAAACGTGTACTCGATGCTGCCGTGTTTCTCGGTCGTTTACGTAAAACGTTAACGACGATGTTTACGTCCTTAATCGAGTACACGTTTTACTTTCGTGTTTTGTTGCACTTTCCTTTCCCTCGTCGCTCCTCAACCACGTGTTTATCGTCATCTACGTTTCTAAAACGTGTACTCGATGCTGCCGTGTTTTGTAGGCTTCTACGTTTTACGTTAACGCCGATGTTTACGTCCTTAATCGAGAGCACGTTTTCTTTCCCGTTTCTTGTCAATCCCGTCGAGCGAAATAAACGACGTCATTACAGTTACTTAGTTTTTTAAAAACGACACTCGATGCCGCCGTGTTTTGTCGTCGTTTACGTAAAACGTTAGCGACGAGGTTTACGGCCTGCATCGAGTACACGATTTACTTTCGTCGTTTTTCGTCATCTTGTCAATCCCATCGTCGACAATATACCTCGTAATTGTAGATGCTTACTTTTCTAAATACGACACTCGATTAAGGCCTGTTTTGTCGGCGTTAACGTAAAACGTAAACGCCGTAAAGTACGGCTTGCATCGAGTACACGTTTTACTTTCGTGCTAAACGTCGGGCTTGTCGTCGTTTACCGCCGATCCGTTTGTAGGTTCTGCATCCGGTAATCTATCAGACTGTGGTTTATCAGACGGTAGTTTATCGGACTGTGGTTTCGCCGTCAGCGGCTTTTTAATAGATCGGACGGTAGTTTCCGGTATGTCCTTGTATGGACCTTCACTCTTCTTCCAACTTACGATGTTCCCAGTAGCTTTGTTGACTTTAACGAACGTTCCAGTTTCCGGGTTCCTTATTTGGACGATGTCTTCCTTGGCCATGTGGTTAACCCTTCTTTCTTTCTTTTGTACGACAGTCGTTAGATGCCGTGTTTGTCCGGTTCTACGTTTTTGTAAACGACGTACTTTACGTCGCGTTGACTGTCATACGTTTACTTTCTGTCGTTTTTAGCCGACTTTTCAAATCCCTTCGCGTCAAATAACGACGTCATTACAGTTGCTTAGTTTTCTAAAACGTGTACTCGATGCCGCCGTGTTTTGTCGGCGTTTACGTAAAACGTGAACGCTGTCTTCTCAGGCCTTGCGTACGAACGACGTTTTGCTTTATTTACTTTTTGTCGTTCAGTCAACGGTACGTGTTTGTCGGCGTTTACGATTCTGTCAATGCCGTTATTCACTGCGTCTTCGACTGAGCGCGTTTTCTTTCGTAAACTTTTGTCGTTCAGTCGTCAATGCCGACAAGTACACTGTTTACGATTCTGTTAAGGCCCGACTCTACGTCGCTTTGACTGAACTACATTTCGTTTATATGAGCCAATATCTCAAACGCCAATCGATGGGCTCTGAACCCCTGATTATACCATTTGCAACCATCGTTTATGAAGTTTACGAGCTCATCGTTCAGTGTGTCGTTTGTTTTCTCCAGGAGATTTAGGCGAATCACTTCTTCGGCGTTTATCAAATCGAATTGAGCCATCTTAGTCCCAGTTACTCGCTCCGCCACAAACGTCGCATCCTTGCCGTCGAGAAAATGAACATTTGCGGTAGCTGCATCGTTGATTCCATTCTTCGTCGAACTCAGAGACTTCGCTTCTATCCGGGAGGTCGGGGCTGTGATCAAACCCATCACCAAATCAAGGTCGTGAATCATCAGGTCTAAAACCACATCAGCCTCCGGACGTGAATAACCGGTGCCGTTACTTCTGTAAACATTAATCGAATCGATCGAATATCCCGCTTGTTGAGCGTCGACATATACGCTATTGAACCGTTCCAGATATCCGACGTATAGGTTAGCCTCGTACTTTTCGGCGATCATTAAGAGGATATTCGCATCTCCCAGGTTCTGCGTCATCGGCTTCTCTACCAGGACGTTGCAGCCGGCCTCCAGGAAGAACTTGGTCATTTTGAAGTGATCTTCGTCCGGTGTCACTATGCTCACGTAATCCGCGTCTGCCGCCTTTCGATAATCGTCGATAAATCGACAATTGAACTTCTTCGCAACTTCAGCAGCCCTGGATCGGTTGCAATCAACCACGGTTAGATCGACTTCCTTCATTGCTGCGTACTTCTCGGCATGGAAGGCCCCGAATGTGCCTACTCCTATGACAGCGACTTTCTTCATCTAAATCTCCCGTAGTCCGGTATAACCTGGTTCAACCCATCGAAAACGGACGGTGGTTTCGGGTGGAATGGGTACCACCCAGAACAACCCACTTTAGCCGGCTCGTATATCCGGGTATCCTGGGTACTACCCATAACAACCCAGTTTAGCCGATCGGTCATTCTGCGTATCTTGCGTAGTACCCGAAATACCCTCAATAACGCATCGAGAACGGAGGGTAGTTTTGGGTGGAATGGGTACCACCCGGAACAACGGCGATTGGCGATCGGTTGTTTGGGGGTAATCTGGGTGGTACCCGTTAAACTGAGTGTTGTTTCGAACAGACTGTAGTTTCGAACGGACTGTAGTTTCATCGCTTAAACTCCACTTTTCAAATCTCTCATCGTGTGTAGATGCCGATAACCACGGCTTTCGTCGTTTCTTTTTGTTGCTCAGTCGTAAACGACGTGTTGGGGGTCGTTTGCTCGTATCGACCCTTCCCTCAATGCCACTAAACACCGATCAAATCGTGTCCTTGATTGTTTTTTGCTAATAAACGTCATCTTTTCAATCCCGTCGACGTCAAAAAACGTCGTCATTGTCGTTGCTTACTTTTCTAAAACGTGTACTCGATGCTGCCGTGTTTTGACGTCGTTAACGTTTTACGTTAACGACGAGGTTTACGTCCTTAATCGAGTACACGTTTTACTTTCGTTTTCATCGTCTTTTCAATTCCATCGTTCGTCATTTATCACGTCATTACAGTTACTTAGTTTTCTAAAACGTGTACTCGATGCTGCCGTGTTTTGCCGTCGTTTACGTAAAACGTTAAGGCCGACAAACACGGCACGTTGACTGAACGACGTTTCATTTGTGGTACTTTTGTCCGGATGCCTCATATCGCTTCTTCACCGGATACTCCTTCCAACAGTAATATCCAATGGCGTCAGTTAAGTGGGTTCGCTCCGAATTGCTCTTCTTATCGAGCTCGCCAGAACCACCCTCAACCGTTACCGTGCCCTCGAAGTCTTCGATTATGTTCGGGCACTTTGCAGGATCGGCAAACATGCGAACTTCGCCACTCAAACTCTGTAGTCTCGAATTAACTGAGTTAATACGGTTCCGCTCTCTCGGGTTCGCCTTCGGCACTTTCAAATACACCCGTTCAGCGCCATAATGGGTGTAGAGCTTGCGTCTAATGAGCTCCCAGTCAGAACCCTCAACCTTGGCCGTCCCCCCTGCACCACCCGTCGCATCGCCGTAAACATAGATGTCACCCTTATGGTCCCCCCAGTCTCTGATAATACGATCGGTAATCAGGATCGTATTTGAACCTCTGGGAATCCACACCTCACCGATCCATGCCGTTGACCAGGTACTTGTAGACTGGTGTTTCACTCGCATTTCCTGTCCGATAGCAGCACAACCGGGAGCTACGTTGAAATCATAACAGAGTATAAGGGGTTGTCGGGGATCGTACTTTTTGAAGAGGTGCCTGGTATGTGTGGTTTCCTCGAATGGCCAATATGCTCGACCCGTGAAGTTGATGAAACTTGCTTCGTATTCTTGTAGATAGGTGAGCTCGTCTAAATCATGCTTCGCTTCTTCGATCTCAGATGCCGGTAGTATGTCGGCTGATATCCAATGGAATGCTCGGCGGATGCCGGAGACGTCGCTGATTGCCTTCTTATATTCCTTGTAATAGTGGTTTCGACCTTCCGGGACACCAATCATGTCGCACCAACCATTACGATCGGAAAGAGCAGGGCGAACGTGCTCCGGCCAGGTTTCTTTCTTCATATTGCCGTACTCATCCAAGCCTCCGCCATCCCACGGCGTTCCCTCTATTCGCTCTGGTTTGTCCATCCCGAGTACATGGATTTCAGCGCCATTGACGAGGTAAACGCAAAGATGCGATTCACTGGGAGGTCGTGATTGTAGGTGTTTTGGAACCATCAGTTTGACGTCGTTCCAGAATATACGTTTCGCTTGATCACGAGTGGGAGCTGCCAGGAAGTACTTGGGATCGGCGAAAAGAGAACCGCCGTATTTCGGCGGTGCCATCGCTCGAAGAACTGTCTTTCGCTTTAGTAGTTCCGTCTTTCCGGAACGCCTGCCGGCAGGAACGATGTTAAACCGAGCTCGGGATGCCCAGTATTGAGCTTGAACGGGATGAAACCGTAAGGGATACAAGCGATTATCAGTTACCGGGATAACCGGTAAACTAAACGTCTCTTTCGGCTGAATCATTCCGTTCCTCTATGTCCTTTAATCGTTTATCAAACCTCTTCACGTTATCCGGGAGTTCGTCCGGATTTACGGGGACCGAGCCATATAACCTATCGACGGCCTCCTTGATTTCTCGTGCTGCGGTTTCCTTGTCCTTTGGATCGGCGTCTTTTCGGTCGAGGATGCCCAGGTACCGGCAGAGTGTGATTAACGCTTGAGGTTTGTCGTAGAGTTTGATCTTCACGTTTGTTGTCTTCGGCGTAACCGTTTCCGAAACTTCTTTCACCACGGCTGTGTCCGTGCGAGAGAGAAGGCGGCTGCTGACGAGTGTGACCCCGTCTTCTCCCCATCTGACGAAATCGCCAATGTTTGAGTAGGCGATCCGGGCCAGTTCTGACACGACCTGGTCCTGCTCAACACGATTCCGTTTGGTTATCCGATTGTACTCTTTTCTCAACGCTCGGACAACTTTACGTTTGCCTAATAAAACGGCGGCTCGCACTGAAGCCCCCTTTTCACTGTACCCTGCACGAACTACAGATTTGGTTCCATTTAAGTCTTTCGGATACTCCTGGACAAACCGTCGTTCTAACGGTGTCAAGCCCTCGTCGTCTTTTCGCCATGAGAACCTACGGTCATAAGCGAATCCCGTTCTGAGGGCTGATGTCACCCTGCCGGTTATTTGCTTTTCGAGCTTATTGATTTCTCGGTTCAGCTCGAACAAACGTTCCAACAGTATTTTCTTTCGTTCATCGTAATTAGCGTCTGCCATTCATAATATGCCTTTATTCAAATTTTATTAGGTTGAAATAGAATGAGAGAATTGTAGTAGAGGTCGTACCGGATAATGCAAGAAAAGAGACTTGGTGGTGTGAGGAAGTTTTAATGAGGAGTGCCTAAACGACGTTAAGATCTACGATTAGGCACTTTGAGGTTTGTGGTGTTAGTTCCACAGTAGGGCAACGCCCCAAATAATGGCCAGAATAAAAAGCATTACATCGTCTTGTTTTTTATACCTGCGTTGTGCTTCATCTTCCGGACCCCTGCGTTTATAATATGCTCTTACTTTTTTTCTACTTGCCATACACCTACTCCTGTTTGAGTTCGTTAGCATAGTGTGGGGGACGCTCGTTTGCACACGACGTGCACATGTCGCCCTTGATTGATGGGAACCCAGGTTGTTCGCACTTGGGACAAACGTAATCTGTTTTGAGAATCAATGCCCTGGTACCCATCTGTATAACACGGGTTTGGAAGTTAATGACCTCACGCCGAAGTTGGCCGAGCTCGGTTAGTATATCGTTTCCCTGGAATAACCTCAGAAGGGCGGCGATTGCGATTATAAGTAAAAGCAATACGATGATGACCAGGCCAATAGTGCTCATTTTTGAGTCTCCTGTTTCTTCTTCAATATAGCCAAGTATTTGTCGCGCTCTTTTGACACCGGATTGTCTGTTTTGAAGGTACCACGAAAGCACCTGGGACATAGTATAATAGCACCGATCGCTACCATTTCGCGGTGAGTATCAAAGCATTCATCGCAGTGTTGATTGTAATAAACGCGGATTGGAGGACCAAAGGTGGAAAACTCTTTTTCAAGATCGTGCGTCTTCTTCGACATTATTTAGCACTCCTATTATGTTGTTCGTTTCCCTCTCCGACATGTACGGGTTTAAAGGTATCTGCAATATACGATTACAAAGTTCCTGAGTTACGTCCGTTCGAAAGTCCTCATCTACGTCGATTACAAACATTTCCAATTCGTGAAGCGGCTGCGGATAGTAGATCTCACTTGGATACCCTGCTCTTGTCAAAGCTTGTTGAACGAAGTCGCGACTCACGCAATTG